CTATTGAAACGCCTGCCAAAGGCGGTAAATGCCCACGGCTAACAACAGGATATTTCCTATAAGCAAAGGGTAAATCCACATTCTGTTTTCGTGAATATCGGCTTTGATACTGCGCCAACCTTTTCGTAGCTCATTCATTGCCTACTCCTTTAAGTGGTTCAACAATCTCCGGGCGCCTGCGGTAGAACGCTTCCGTTGTTCGCGCGTCGGCGTGTGACAGTAGCGCTCGGGCGTGCTCCAAAGTTTTGGCGTCGGAAGCACACTTAGCACGCAAATCGTGTTCGGTGAACGATAACGACACCTTGGTTTCCGACAAAACGCGCTCCATAAAGCGCTGCCAAATACTGCCCCACCCGCTGGCCTTACCTGTTTCTTCGTTAATGTACCCCTCACCTCGTCGGTTGCAAAACAGAAAAGGCGACAACGCCGGACGCACGGTAATGGCCTGGTCAACTGCCTGACGCAATTCAGGGATCCATTTGTAGACGGTGCGCTTACCGGTGCTGCCTGCAGTTTTGTGCCGCTGTATGTGGATCCCATCGTCTTTGATATGCACCCCTACCTGCAGGCGCAACAAATCCGATCGCGCCATGCCGGTCATAAGTTTGATTCGAATATAAGCCTGAACCGCCAACACGCTGCCCTTTTTTCTGAACGGCTGCAGCGCCAGTGCTTCAACAATTTCCCAGTCTTCAATGTACCGATCCCGCGAGTTGGTACCGGCCAATTCGGTTTCGCCTTTGAAGGGGTGCCGGTCCAAGTAGCCCCACTCGACGGCTTTGGTGAACACGTGTGAAAGCAACTCCTTTTCACGCAATGCGGTGGTTCGCCCACCAGACACCTTCATTCGCGGTTGCCCGGTTTTCTTGCTCAGTACCGGCTCCCCGGTTACCGGATCGATTAAGGGCTCAACTTTTTTCTTACTCCGCTGATCGACGTATGCGTAAACCAGGCGCGGCTTCATTTTGGTTATAGGCATCCTGCCGAACACGGCGTGCAACTGGCGGATCCAGATTGCTTGCTGTTCATGAGTGCTAACCGCTTTGGTTGGCACTACTTCCAGTGCGTAGCGGTCGAGCAAGTCACCTACTGTCGTGGCCGTTACCTGATTCTCCAGGCGGTTTGCCCATACCTTGTAGGCTTCGTGAAGCGTTTTCCCCAAACGAAACAGCTTTTTACCTTCCCAATGAGCTTCCTCCCCTGGGCGGACCTGGTAGTAATAAGCCCCGTGTCTGTGCTGCCAACGCGTAGGGAGACCTTTGTTTTCCGGGTTGCGCTTTCTGATCATATCGCGCTCCAGTCTGGTTCGATTTCCTTAGTGCGGCTTTCACGTTTTAACGAATCATCCCCCAACACCTGGTTAACGTGGCTGCGTAATACGACTAAGGACCCGTCCGGTCGCGTCCGGTGTTCGATGCCCATGTATCGTAGGGCGCGTTTTTGTGCGTCGCTACGTGTGCGGCCGGTAAGCTGGGCTAATTCGCTGGGTGTTAAGAAAGTATTTTGCTCCATAATCAGTCCTTTAGGGGTTCTGATTTCAACTGTCGAATACGCGCTGCAGCTTCGTTGGCCAGGGTGTCGAACAAACTACCGCGCACCCATTCGCGTCCCTGCAGGTTGTGATTAGCGACGGCTTTTGCTGCTTCGTCCAGTGCTTCGTTTCGGACTTGTCGGCGGTAGCGCGGGTTGTTCCACTGCAGGGCGTCGTTCCATCCTTCCTCGTACGCGGCCCGGTGGTGCTGCGCTGTAAGTATCCACTTCATAGAATCAAGGACGGCCAGTTGAATACGTGATACAAATTGCGACCTATCTTCGCCCCACATTAGGGCAATTTCTTGAGCTGTCGCTAATGCTTTGGCGTCTATTACGGCTTCGTGCGCCCGCCACGGTGTTATAGGCTCTCCGCGCTGTTGCTGCCGGTCTGCTTCGATGGCGGCGCGGATTTGATCTAGTGTGTATAAAGGCTGGCTTAATTCTTCAGGGCAACCTACAGCAACTGAAAATGCTGTTGCTGTATGTTCTCCTCCTACTTCAAACTTTTTCAAGTCGCTTGGGTACATGTGCGCGGCAGCTTCGTCACTGTGCGGCAAATGTATAGATTCTCGGCTTTTATACACATGTTCTTCTGATGTGTATAAATTATTAGACTTTTTAGACATTTGGTTAGACATTTCCTGTGTCATTTCTGTTTCTCCATTGCTGCGTCGATGGCTAACCGACAAGATGGGACGCCATGGGGGCTTGAATCTTTAAGGTCAATATCTCCGACATATCCATTACCACCGCGACCAGCCATCAGTCGCACTACGTTTGGCGAAAGTATTAACTCCCACCTATAAGTGGTTCCGTAGTGTCTGTTTAGGGTTTCGTTCATTTTGTCTAACCAATCCAACCTTTCTGCATCCTTCCGCAATCCCTGCACCTCTGGCGACTCAAGGGCGGCTTGGTAGGCGGCATTAAATACCCTATGCGCTTGTAAGTAATCTTCGTGATTTACCCACGCGAAATTTTCTATAAGCGCCTCGATTAGCATGGCTCTTTGGTCTTGGTTCATGACTCACCTTTAAGGTCTACATTTCCGTGCGTAACGTCCCATTCCTCCATCGCTTTGGCGTAGGCATCGCGCAACGTTTCGCCGTGCCACGGGCCGCGAATCGCACACCCGTCGTATTCAATTTCGACTTCGTACCCATCGACCACATAGAGCGCAACCACTTGGCGGTGGAGTGTGTGATTTCGTTCCAGCCAGTCTATGATTTCTTCGTCTGTCGGCACGGCTCTTTTGTCTTGGTTCATACCTTTTCTCCTTTAACAATGCGAAATTTGTCCAGTAATGCGGCCTGCAATTCGTTATGCGCAACGATCAGTTCATAATCCTTAACCAGTTCCACCACGTATTGCGCCTGATACGGGTAATGGGGTTCGCCACCCTCGATTAATTCCTGGAAGTAATCGTCCAGGACCGATTGCGCCCACGACCTGATAGCGTCTAATTGGTGTTGTTCAAGCATGTGCCCGCCTCCTTTTCATGGCTTCGAGCAACAAGTCCTGCACTTCGCGCTTGCCGTCCAGTCGGGCCAAAACGATTTCGTCGACAGTGTTTTCGGCGACGATGTGATAGTGAAAAACCGGGCGGTCGTAACCGCTTTGCTTTTGGCGTACCGGGCCGATACGCTCTGTAATCTGCTGGTAGTGCTCGAGATCCCACCAACCGTCAAACTCAACGTAAATATTGGATCCATCCTGCAGGTTCAGACCGTGGCCGCAGCTTTGCGCATGCGCGACTAGGATCGGGATTTTCCCGGCATTCCAGTCGCGAATGGTTTGGGGGTTATCGTCAAGTTGGCGGGCCTGTTTGAACGTGCCCAGGATCCGCTGCAGCGAAGGTACCCAGTGGTAGCGCACCAGTACCGGCATACCGGCTGCTTCTTCGACAATGGAATCCAGTATTTGCAGCTTTTCGTCGTGCACCTCAGCCCATCGGCCTTTTTCCGAATCGATCCAGACGGACCCGCTGGCCAGCTGCAGGCACTTCATGGTGCGACTGGCTGCGTTGAACGCTTCGACCCCGGTTTCCTCCAGTTGCATGAACATTTCGCGTTCCATGTCGCGGTACAACTGGCGGGCCTTGGTCGGCAACTCGAATTTTTTGACAGTGACAATCGGCTCGTCGATATCAAACCAGTCTTTTGCGTCCAGCGACAAGCAGGTATCACGCACTCGGTCTTGTATTTGCTCCTGGGCAAAAGGCAGTGGAACGATCTGCAAGCGACCGTCGCCCCCTGCAGGAACCGACTGGAACCAGCGTTGCTTAAACGCTTCGAAGGTTCGGCCTAGGCGCTCCCCTCTGTCCAGAAACCACATTTGCCCCCATAAGTCCTTTAACCCATTGGGGCTGGGGGTGCCGGTCAGTTCAATGAAACGGCTTACATTCTTGCTGTGCGCCACCTTGGCCAAAGCCTGGGCGCGCTTTCCGCCTTGGCGCAAGCGAAACGATTTAAGCCGGGTTGATTCGTCGGAGACGATTTTTATAAAGGGCCACTTGCCGTCAAGTGTTTCTATTAACCATGGCAGGTTGTCGTAGTTGATCGTGTACACGTTGGCGGGTTTGCGCAGCGCAGCCCTTCGCTCTTGCGGAGTACCGATGATGGCCGACACTTCAATGTTGCGAAGGTTAGCCCACTTGCCTGCTTCGTCCGGCCAGGTGTTGGCGGCAACGCGCTTGGGAGCCAGCACCAATGTAGGGCCGGGTTCGACGAGCTCCAGAATGTCGAGGCCCATTAGCGTACTAACTGTTTTGCCCATCCCCATGCCTGCCCAGGTTGCGCTACGTGGCACGTCCAACTGGTGCCCAATGATGTATTGCTGGTACTGTTTGGGGGTGAAATCAACGCGTGGCTTCATAGTCTGCACTCCAAGTACGCCGCTATGAACGTCTGCGCTGCTTTAGCGTTGATAGCGTTTCCGTAGGCGCGCAGTCTTCCCACTCTGGTGGGATCGCCATAAGCCAGCGGGAATGATCCGGGTTCAACTGGCCGCCACTTCCCATCCCGGCACAAGAGCCAGTCAGCATCTTCCCAGAAGCCGTTAACCGGGCCGGGCCGGCTAACGTTGCTTGGGTGTTCAGCCCACCGCTGCGCTTTCCATCCAACTCCCTCACCCCGTTCGTGTCGCTCTTGGTCGGCGTCAGCCATCCCGCTATTTGTTGCGCTTGCATCGGCAGGCCGTTGCGCGGGTCCTGCGCCAAGCTTCCGCGTTTCTCCGCATCGTTTGCTCTCGGAGTAGCCCACCCTGCCATCAATACAGTTGATTTCAATGCCTGTCCGCCCTGGCGCCCAGGAGGTATCTGTGGGCCGCCAACGCCTTCGTTGGCTCGCGGTGTCGGCCATCCGGCTAGGTATGCCTGTCTGGGCAGTTGATCTACCCGGTCCTTCCCGCTCCGCTGCGCTGTCATTCCGGGCGTGTCTTTCCAGTCTCGTACTGTCGGCGTCACCCACCCAGTAAATCCGGTCTCTGATGTGCGGGGCACCGACGCCCGCAGACGGAAACGCGACAGCCCCGAAGGCATAATCCCCGGCTTCCAGGTCAGCTTGTACAAGGTCGACCCAAGGTTCTGCGTCTTTGCTTGCAACCTGCTCTCCAACGATGACTGTAGGGCGGCACTCTTGGATGAGCCAATGCCACGCTGGCCATAAGTGCCGCTCGTCAGCAAACCCAGTTCCTTTGCCTGCCGCGCTGAAAGGTTGGCACGGGCAACTTCCCGTCCACACTGGTTTCGAATCGTCCCATCCAGCGCGGCGAAGAGCGTAGGACCAAACTCCAATTCCAGCGAAGAAGTGGCACTGAACATAGCCTCGCAGATCGCCTGGTTTAACATCTTCAATACTCCTTTCATCAACATCGCCGGGCGCTATGTGGCCGGCTGAAATTAAATTACGTAGCCACTGCGCAGCGAATGGGTCAATTTCGTTGTAATAAGCGGTCATATCGGCGACCTCGCGTACTGATCCATTAATGAATCAACTTCCTCAATGGTGTAGGCGACATGTACGACCTGCCCCATTGCGCGCATGCGCTCGTGCTCACGTGCTTGGTGGACTTTCAACGCGCCGGTGGGGGCTTTGGTCTCGACCCAAAACAGCACGTCGGGCAGCATGACGACTCGGTCGGGGGCGCCACGCCGGCCAATCCACTTCACCTTGCGCACTTCCCCGCTCATGGCTTCGACCCGTTTGACCAGGTGGCCTTCGACTTTAGATTCACGCATAACGCGACATCCCCCAGGCCAAGCGCAGACTACGGCAGCGCGAATAGTTCAGGCTGCGGTAGAGTTTGAGTAGCTTTAGAAAGGTGCGGGTGCGGGTCATGTTTCATTCCTTCCTGTATCGGTAGGTTTCAAAGCCAGCGGCCGCCAGCGGCAAGCCTCCGGCCCATGGGGGGTTGGTAGACATAATGTTGGCCAGCTTTTCGTGGCCCCACTCGGGAGAATCGTTTGCTTCGGTGATCAGTTCGTCGTGCACAGTCAGCGTGATGGCGTAGCCCTCGCGCTCGGCTTCGGGCATTGAACTGGCCAGTACGTCACGGGCAGCGGCCTGCGTGATGTTTTCCGCTAATTTGCCGCCGTATGTTTTGAGTCGCGACCATTTGCGGCTGTACTGGTTAACACCCATGTAGGACACCTTGCCCTGGTCACTGACTTGTGGACTGGGATAGCACAGCGCCCGGCCTGAAGGCAGGCCGATACGTAACCAACTGCCATCGCGTCGAATCTTGACGCGCCGGCACTCGTGAGTGGTGCCTGGGCGAACAATCGCGGCGACTGCTGCCCCCTCCAGTTCCTTCCACCAGGTACGAATTTGCGGGTGTGCGTTGCGCCACAAGCGTTTGAACGAATCGCACACGATGTATGCCCTTTTCGATAGGCCGAAGGTGCGATTTTTCTTTGTGGCCCACTCGAAGGCCTTGAGCGCTTCTTGCCTGATGTTGGCCGGAATACCCCCGATAGCTTGTTCGGCCATTTGCTCCAGGTCGATACCGTAGGCCAGCGAAAACGTAATGAACGCGCCCACGCCGCCTTCGTACCCAAGGGCCAGTTCCTGCACCTTGCCTATCTGACGTTGATCGCCGTCCACTTCATCGGGGGAGACGCCAAAACTGCTTGCGTAGGCCAGCTTGTACAGGTCATGGCCCTTACGGATGGCTTTGCCGTTGTCGTCGGTACCGAGGATCGTGTCGTAGTCATAGAACGCCTGCAGTTTCCACTCTTCCCCGGCCAACCAGGCGAGCATGCGGCCTTCGATGTTGGACAAGTCAGCGATCACTAACTTTTTACCTATGGGGGAGACGATGCACCCCCGGATCGACGAACTGGTCAGCGCCATCACATCGTCGCTGATCAGGTCGGCGCAATCGGCTTTAATCGCCTGGATGCCAAAATCGATATCGGGCTGTTTGAGCGATGGCCGTGGCAGGTTTTGGGGTTGGAATAAGCGCCCTGCCCAGCGGCCCGTGCGACTGGCCCCGCAGAACTGGAGTGTGCCGCGAAGCCGTGCGTCACTGCTTGCGCCTTTAAGCAGCGTTTTGTACTTTGACGTGCTGGTTGTACTGGCCTGCAGCCGGATGGCCAGCAACTCGCGTAGTGCCTCGGGTAAATCCGGGTCGCTGATTCTGCGCTCCAGTGTTGCTTGCTGCATATTCGGTAGTTCAACGCCGTAATCGTTGAGCACATGTTTTAACAATGCGTCGCGTTGCGTTGTTGACTTCACATTGCCGTCGGTTATTTCAACGGTTCGTTTGGCCAATTTCTTTTGCGCCAGCGCCACAGCCCGAACTGCACCTTGCGCTAATTCCAAATCAACAACCACGCCTCGTTCGTTAATTTGCTGGTCCAGGTGCCACAAGGCCAGTTCGTTGCCTTTGTAATTCCACTCGGGCAGCACCTTATCGATTGCCCGCATGGCTTCAATGTCTAGGCCAGCGTAGGTAACAAACTTGGCCCATTGCTCGGGGTGGGTCTCGCGGGTTGCGCGTCGCACCTTGCTGGATGCAGGTCGCGGTTTGCAGAACAAATGGATGAGTTGGCGACCCTCTTTGTCCTTGGCTTTGTCCGTGTCGATCTTGAGCACGTCGCACAAGGCCCCCAGTGCACCAGGAAGGCCATGAGCCAGCGCTTTGACCATCGTGTCGCGCCAACGGGTGATGGGCAGGTCAAATTCGGGCAGCGCATGGCGCATAACCGTGCGGTCGAACTGTGAGTTGTGCGCGTAAATCAGGACGGACGGATCCTCTAACGCTTCGTACAGGGCAATTGGCCAGCCGTCTTCCATCGTGTCCGGGTCGGTCATGTCGTACACGCTGACCGGGCCGTCGTCGATTGCCCAGGCAAACAGCATGACTTCGGCTTTTTCCGCGTACGCGTGAGTGCCGTTAGTAATTGGCACTTCGCTGTAGGTTTCGAGGTCAAGCCAAAGTTTGGTCATGGCCGCCCCTGTTCTTGCGTGCTCAGTGCTTCGTGGAGAAGGTTGAACACTGTCGAGCGGGAAACGCCCAGTTCAAGTGCGACCTGTCTTTGAGACATTGACTGGCGAAGCTCAATAACCCGTTGGCGCATTTCTTCCCGGGTAGTTGGTGGGCGGCGCCGAATTTCCATCTGGCGCACTATGAACTGGATACCGTTCATGTTGTTCTCCTTTGCTATCGTGCTTTTTGGTGGGGGCGCAGCGCGGGCTGGAATCGAACCGGCACATCCGCCCTGTTGCTGTCATACACCTACCCGGCCTTGTCGGGTCACTGGTGGTTCCGGCTTCACGGAACTGGGCTAGTGGCCACGCCCCCACCGAAAAGCCCTGGGCCGAAGCCCAGGGGCAAGGGTTAAACAAGATCGTCGGCGGTAGCGCCTTCCGAAACGTCGTCGAACTCGTCTTCGCTGGCTGCACCGCCGCCTGCGAATGCGTCGCCGTCCTTGAAGAACTGCACGCCGCGCAACTGGGCATTAACACGCTTGCCGTAGTTGTTGTCCTGCGCCCAAAGTTCGATGCTCGCGTTGACGTAGCACCCCGAATAAGGCCGACCGTCCGATTCGGCCAGGGGGCTTTTGTCGGTGTCGATTACCAGGGGGCGCGTGCTGCTGCGGCTGGACACGTACAACATGCCGGGGAAGCCCTCGTAGGTGGCTTTCAAGTCGCCGTCGTGCAAGCACAGCTTGTCTTGGGCACGCATTTGTTTAAGGATCGCTTCGGCCTTTGCGCCCCACTTCTCCTTGGCCACCGCTTCAATGGCTTCATTAAGTGTTTTGACCTGGGGGTCGTCGGGCTCTAGCAAGAAGGTGGCCGAAAAGGCAGGCTTGCCCTCGCCGTTAACGGTCTTGGCTTCGAACAGTGCGTTTAGAAATGCCGCACGTACATTTTTAAGTTGGATTCTCATGGTTAAAACTCCGTGTGTTTGAAAAGGTGGGGGTGGTACAGCTTTGCGCGTTGGGTAACTTCCTCAATTGCCTTCTGCCGCGCCCGAGGATCCGACCGGGTATTGACCGTGGCAGCGGCCTGGGCCAGTTCCTTACGGACTTGTGCCGGTAGAACCTGGGCGACGGGGGGTGAAGGCGATTGCTTTTTCATACGAGGTCTTCCGCAGATTCGTGAGCGGTTACATCGTCGAACTCGTCGGCGCTGGCCTGGATAACCAGGGCCGGGCGCTTGTCGGACTCGGGCGCAACCGATGGATTACCTTCAGACTGGGTAATGATCGACTGCAACTTGGGCCACTGGCGCGGGCCGATTGCGCCTGATTTATGCAACTTCTCGGCAGTGGTTGGGCTGATCAGCTTGAAGTCGTACATTTGCTCGGCCTTGAGACGCATGGCTTTGAGCGTGGTTTCAGCTTCGTCTTCACTACTCCACTTGCGCGCGCCCTTGCGCCCTTCTACCAACTTGTAGCCGGGCACTTCGTTGCCCGCTAACAGTTCGGATTCGACGCGCCCGCGCACTGCCTTGCACCAGGATTCGATCATTTCCAAATGGGGCATCAGGCTTGCAATGTGGTGGTTGTCGGCGACCGTGATTCGCTCCATTGCGCCACCCAACTGGGTGCCGATGTCGCCAGTCAGATCAACAAAGTCGTCGGCCACCGTGTTCAGGTTGAACTGCGCAAGCTCTGTGCAATTTGGTTTGTGCTTGCAAAAACGGCATTGCTTTTCGCCCGGAACCAGATCGTCTGCTTCGCCGCCGGTATTGATTCGATCTCCCCTGAAATAGACATCTAAGCCGACCATGGCGAGTCCGGCGCGGCCGTGGATCCAGTTGGCAAACTCAAGCAGCTCTTCGACGGTAATCACTTCTTCCGACACATAGTCCAGGCGTGGCATGTGGATCACCATGCGCACTTTCTTGAAGTAGCCAAGCATGCCAAACTCGTTTAACGCGCCCAAAGCGTACAGCCGCAACTGCTCGTTTTCTTTGGCCGATACCACTACGCCCTTGCCATACTTCAGGTCGTGGACCTGGATTTCGTCATTGGCCAGGATCACGGCGTCGCTGGTACCGAACTGCTCGGGGTAGCCGACGTACTGGCTAAACTCGACGCGTTGCTCGACCAGCAGTTCGAAACCCTGCGCGGCAGCTTTAACCGCGTCCATATAGGTCTGCACGGCCTCGATCATTTCGTCGGTAACTTCGAACGTGCGGTGACCAACAGCAATGCGTCGGCCCTTATAGGCGGCAGCGTCGTTGCCTTCAGTCAGTGCCATTGCGGCCAGTTCATGCGCTGCGGTGCCTTCGTCGGCAAACTCGCTGGACGTATCCGGGTACTGAGCTTCCATGGCCAGACTGCCCGGACACCTAGCCCACCGGTGCGCCCCCGAGGGGGATAGTCGTGCGTGTTCAGACATGGTCAAACCTCCGCACCGGCCATTACTTCGTCGACCAAAGCGACCAGGTCGTCGTACCGGTCCGGGGGTAGATCAGGCAGTTTTTCAGCCCCGAACCGTGCCAATGCATCGACCGAAGCCTGGCGCCCTTTTTCCTTGGATAGGGTCAGAATGGCCTTCTTGGCATCCTCATAGGTAGCGGCTTTGGTATTGCTAGCTGCCTCGGATTCGGTCGAGGAACTCACCGAGTTGTCGGACGCAGTCGGGGTCGGCGCCGATGATTGGGCCGCTTCGCCTTTTGGGCTTTCGGTTTGCTCCTGCGCTTTGGGTTTGTCTGCTACAGGTTTGGTTTTAGCCGCAGCCGGTACAGGCTGCTTGGCAGCTTCCAGCGTGTTGCCAGTAGCCATAGCGGCCAGGATTGCGTCTAGTTGGTTTTTGTTGTGGACAGTGATTGTGACGGGGAACATAGTGTTTACTCCTGGGTTTCAGTAACAAGGGTGGTAAGGCGGGTGAATACATCGCCAGCGTCGTTTGCTAGCGACTGAAACTTGGTGCCCAGTTCGAGCGCTTCTTTAAGCTCGTCGGCTTCCGTGATGCCGGCGTTATCCAACTCTTGCAGCATTGCTTTAAGCGGCTTGGCATCGATGTTGTGTTCCAACAGGAAGCCCAACAGCTCAACCACTTCGGAGACATCAAAACTTTCAAGCGCTTCACCTAGTTGGTGCAGATCGTCGGCGCTTAACTCTGTTTCCTGCAGGGCTTCGAACGCGTCGGTATCGAGCGCTTCCATACGGCGTAACAGTTCGCGCTCAATCTCGCTGCTTGTCAGCTCGTCAATCTCGTTGGAGGCGTAGCAAAGAAACTCGTTGTTAGAAAGTGTGCGCAGGTTCATTTGGCCACCTGCATGTCGATGATCGAGCACAGGGCGTCGACCGGGTTATTTGCAAAAACAAAATGCAACTGGCCTTCGAATCTCACCTGGTACATGAGCCCAGGCACTACGGGGATGGCTGACATAACCCACTCCTTCGGTTGTTTTGTTATCAACTTAAAAGTTGTTAAGTTGAATTATGAAGTAGTGAAATTTAAAAATCAACCCATAAGTTGTTAATTTAGACGAAAAAATAGCCGCACAAGGCGGCTATTAGGCTAGAAGGTCTTTATCCATGCGGGTCTCCGTCTTCATAAAAATTTTCAAAAGTTGTTAAATCATTAGGATTTTGGGCGGCTGATTCGATGGATTCGATAATTTGAGCGGCTTGGCTCGCGCTAGTGGCAGCGAGTAAATGCACACCGTGCAGTTCCGCTTCTGCCGCGAACTTTGAAAGCATCATCTGTTGGCGGTAACTCAACACATCGTTCATGCTAACGGCCAATAAATAATAGTTGTGGGTTTCACCTTTGTCTCTTAACCGCGCAGTAGATAAGCGCCATAGCTTCCTGGTTAAGCTTATAGGGTTCAACTGCGCTGGGTAGAGAAAACACAATTCAATAGCTACCCGTGGGGAATAATAATCAAACTCTTGCCTGCGATCTGCTTCGAAAAAAGGCTGGTACTCGGTAGGTAAACTTTGGCGAATGTCCTGTGAATACTCTGCTACCTCTTCCGAAAAGCTGCCCGGACTGCGCACCGTCATCGTGCCGGATGTTTTTATTGTGTAGGGCGCAGTTTCCATTGTCGGTAAATTTAATTTAGCCAATTCCGGCAACACAGCGATAAGCTTGCCCATAGATCGGCGCGTGGGATTGCTCTCCCCATTTTCCCATTTAGCTACTGCTTGCTGTGTTTTCCCTACCCTGTCCGCGAGCTCTTTTTGCGTTAACCCGGCGGCTTCGCGTGCGGCAGTGAGCGCAGCCGGGAATTGTTTATATTGATCGTCCACTCGTGGCTCCCAATTATTTAAAGAACATACAACCGCAAGATTGTAATGCTACGCCCGCAAGTTTGATGTTTCCAATAGTTTTACAATATAGGTTGTACAACTTACGCCATTTGCACTATCATTTAGTTGTTAAATAAACAACTTATGAGGTGGTCGCATGAGCGGATCCAATCCGGTGGAGGCAGTCGTGGCGGCTGCCGGTAGTCAAAGCAACCTGGCGTCCAGCTTGGGTGTAACACAACAAGCCGTTAGCAAATGGCTTTCCCGCGGTTGGGTGCCGCTGGCCCGGGCGGCGGAGATTGAACATCTATTTGGTATCCCCCGCAAGCAGTTGATTAACCCTCGGCTTGTGGACCTTCTGGACGTAAACACCGCCAACGATTTTGGTAATTGATATGGGTGGATACTTCGAGACGGTAGGCCGCCAACTGCTGGCCAACGGTTACTTAATCATCCCTATCAAACCAGGCCACAAGCGCCCTGCCCTGGACAACTGGCAAAGCTCGCGCCTGGGCGTATCGGACATTTCCCGTTACCGGGCTTATGGCGTCGGCGTCCTGTGTGGCCAGGGCGCCAGACCACTGGTTGCAATCGATGTGGATACGTCGAACGAAGAGTTGGCCAACCGGTTCGTATCGTGGTGCCATGACAACCTGGGGGCGACCTGCGAACGCGTAGGTAACGCCCCCAAAGTTTTGCTCGTGTACCGCGCTGCAGCTGAGGGCTGGGGCAAAGCCACTAGCGCCTGGTTTGCGTACGATTGGGCTAAGGGGCCTGACAACAAATACTATTCCGGTGGCGCGGTTGAAGGGCCTGACGGCAGACTGCGCGACCGGGATCCGACGCACCGGCTGGAAGTATTAGGCAACGGCCAACAGTTTGTGGCTTACCATACGCACCCTGACACCGGCCAACCTTACGAGTGGGTGGATTTATTCGGCGGCATAGAACACGTTGGCGCGGCTGAACTGCCCGAGGTGGCCGAAGACCAGGTGGCCGAAGCTGTGCGTATGTTCGAGCAAATGGCGCACGAGCACGGCATGGCGCGCAAACCTAAAACAAAGGGTGTCGGGTCGCTTTCCCCTATTGAAAAACCAGATCACGAGCCCCCGGCCGACGATGATTTCTTTGGCCGGGTTAACCAGGCGGCGCTAGAGCAGCTGGGCGCGTGGGTACCGGTTCTGTTTCCTGCAGCGCGCGAATACCAAGGCGGGTACCGCGTGGCCAGTGTCGATTTAATGCGCGACCTGGAAGAAGATTTGTCGCTCGTCCCTGAAGGTATCGTTGACTTTGGCGTGGCCGATATGGGCGACGAACGTGAAGGTAAGCGCACACCGATTGACGTGGTGCTGGAATGGGCGCCGCGCATGCTGGACGATGCCTTTGAAATTGCTGGTGCGTTTGAAGCGGCATTGTGGCTGTGCGACCAAATGGACACGGCCAAAGAAGATTTGGGCTTTGGCTTGCGTCGCCAGCGTGAAAGGGCTGAACGGTTAAACAAAAAGCGCGATGCCTTGAACCAGGCCAAAGCCAAGATTACGGCGTGTGTCGATTCGATTGAACTGATTGACACCGTCGCGCCAAAGGTGGGCGAACTGGCTAACGATATGGCGTTGCGGGCTGAACTGGCCGGACTCATACGCCAACAGTTCAAAGACTTGACCGGTACCTTGTTGCCGGTAGCTGACGTGCGCACCGCCATGGCAGGCGGACGCAAGGTGCCTGTGCTGAACAAGACCAAACGGCAAATGACTGAGTTTGGCAATGCTGAACGCATGATCGACCGATACGGCAAGGGTTTGATGTTTGTGCCGGAACTGGCGACCTGGTTCAAATGGGCCGGCAATCACTGGGCGCGGGCAACTAACGGTGAGATTGAGCACTGGGCCAAAGAAACAGTGCGGGCGCTCGCCGACGAATCCAAAACCATCGAGAACGACGACGAGCGGGTGGCGTTTTTCAAGTTCTGTGCGATCAGTCAACGCGCAATCATGGTACGCAATATGGTTGCGCTGGCGTCCAGCGATGTGCAGGTGGCTACTCCGGTCGAAGAGTTAGACAAGCACATTAATTTATTAGGTGTGGGCAACGGCGCCGTGGATCTGGAAACCGGCAAGTTGCTGGCGCCGGATCCAGAGCACCGCATTACCAGTATTGCGCCGGTTGAATATGACGAAGCGGCAACCGCACCGCTCTTTGAACAAACAGTGCTTGATGTGTTCCATGGCGACCAGGCCATGGTCGACTTTTTTCAGCGCGTGGTCGGGTACTCGATCCTGGGCCAACCGCGTGAGGATGTGCTGGTCATTCCCTACGGTTCGGGGTCCAACGGCAAATCGACTGTACTGGGCGCGATTCGCCATGCGCTGGGCGATTACGCCAAGTCGGCCAATGCGGATACGTTCTTAGTCAGTGGGGGCGCTTCAGGCGTCAGTGCGGGTTCTGCACGGGAAGACGTGCTGCGTTTGCGCGGGGCGCGTTTTGTCTATGTCGGTGAACCGGAGGAAGGCAGCGAGCTACGCGAGGGATTGATTAAGTCCGTGACGGGAGGCGATCCAATACCAGCGCGGGGTTTGTATTCCAAGGCCACAGTCGAGGTTGTGCCCTCCTGGGTGACGTTTATGCCCACCAACCACAAACCGATCGTTAAGGGGGACGACTACGCAATCTGGCGTCGGTTGCTGCCCATCCCCTTCACCCGCAACTTTGATAAAGACAAGACGGTTAAGAAAGACCCTAAGCGGGCTGAGAAGCTACAAGCAGAAGCGGCCGGCATTTTACGGTGGTGTGTTGATGGGGCTTTGGCGTACCAGGTGGAGGGGTTGAACCCGCCGGCCAAGGTTCAGGCGGCGCGAGAAGACTACCGCCAGGATATGGATTTGCTGGCTGAATGGCTAGACACCTGCTGCGAAGTCGGGACCGATTTAGTCGCCAGCAATACCGATTTATGGAATAGCTGGGAGTTTTTTGCACGCTCTCGGGGCGAGTTGCGGTTCATACCAAGTTCGAAAAGTTTGGGGCGACGGCTTCAGTCCCGTGGGTTTGTTGCGGTGAAGGATTCGCACGGTTTAAGGGGCCGTGGGTTCCGGGGCCTGCAGGTTCGGGCCGGTTTGGAGGTGTGAACGTGCATGTTTTTACTTATTTGTTGTTTTTTACGCGTTCCAAAATGAGAACTATTCTTGTCTGCGACGTTTGCGACGTTTCTAGGGCTTTTTTACAGGACTTTCTCATGTACGCGGATATAAAAGTTATTGAAAAAAGGCCTAGAAACGTCGCAAACGTCGCAAGTAAAAAATTACGTGTTTAACGTGCAATTTTTTTCAAGTTGGGGTTGATATGAAAAAAGTGACGGTGGCCGTTAACGAGCACGGCATCAGACTGGGTCAGTACCACCACCGGGCAAAGTTGACTGACCACGAAGTGGAGTTGATCAGGCAGTTGCATGAAGAGGGTTTGTCGTACACGCAATTGGCTGAAAAGTTCGACGTCGGTAAGTCGACTATTCAGGACATTTGCACGTACCGACGGCGCGCGCAGACGCCGACGATTTGGCGGGGGGTACGCATACCGGACGGTGACGCGGGGGAAACTTGAGGCATGAAAAAGCCTGGACGCCCTTCTTCCTACACACCTGAAATTGCGCGCGAGATTTGCGAGCGGTTAGCCGCTGGCGAATCGCTGCGGTCGATTTGCAGGGACGAGCACATGCCGGACCGCAGTACGGTCGTTGCATGGGTTGTGGAGGATCGACACGGTTTTTCCAGCCAATATGCGCGTGCGCGAGACCTGGGCCTGGAAGAAATGGCCGAAAGCCTGACGGAAATCAGCGACGATGGCGTCAACGATTGGATGGAAACCAACGACCCCGACAACCCAGGCTACCGCGTAAACGGCGAGCACGTACAACGCTCCAAACTGCGCGTAGACACCCGCAAATGGCTTTTATCAAAGCTGGCCCCCAAACGCTATGGGGATAGCTCTACGCTTGCTCTTACCGGCCCCGATGGGGAAGCCCTAAACCTTTCCGACACGGAACGCGCCGAGAAGATTGCGGCATTGCTGGCGGCCGCGCAACAGCGCAAGGCCGACGATGCAAGCGATCTCGTTTGATCCTTCCCTGCTTACCTACCTGACACCCAGCGAGAAAGCCCTGCTGGACAAGTTACTGTTTTCGGATAACAGACTGTGGCGGCCACTATCAGGGCCGCAAACCGAAGCCTACGAATCTGAAGCCGATATCGTTGGGTACGGGGGCGCGGCAGGCGGCGGTAAAACCGATTTGGCTTGTGGCAAGGCTATAACCAAGCACCGCAAGGTGATGATGCTACGCCGAGTAGGTACCGAACTGACGGGCATTGAAGACCGCCTGGAAGAGTTGATAGGCAACAAGGACGGCTACAACGGCCAAAAGAAAATTTGGCGTACCAAACGGCAAGACGGCAAGCCACTGCAAATCGAATTTGCCAGTTTGCCTAATGCCGGTGACGAAAAAGGCTACCAGGGCAGGCCCCATGACTTTTTGGTGTTTGACGAAGCCGCCAACTTCCTGGAGCAACAAGTGCGTTTCCTGCTTGGTTGGCTGCGCACGACAACACCCGGCCAAAAGTGCCAAGCGCTATTAACTTTTAACCCGCCGACCAGTGCTGAGGGCCGTTGGGTTATTGACTTTTTTGCCCCGTGGTTGGATCCGAAATACCCGATTCCTGCTGAACCAGGCGAAATACGCTGGTTCGCCATGATCGACGGCGCGGATGTGGAAGTGCCCGACGGCACACCGTTCGAGCATAACGGGGAGTTGGTCACACCCATGTCGCGCACTTTCATTGCGTCGCGCGTCACCGATAACCCGCACCTTATGGGAACTGGATACATGGCTACCTTGCAAGCACTACCCGAACCCTTACGCAGCCAAATGCTGTACGGCGACTTCCAAGCAGGCATGGAAGACGACGCCATGCAGGTTATTCCAACGGCATGGGTCGAAGCCGCGCAAGCACGCTGGAAGCAAATGCACAACAAGCCACGCATGGATTCGGTTGGGGTGGACGTGGCGCGCGGCGGGAAAGACAACACGATCATTGCGCGTCGCCACGGCTGGTGGTTTGATAAGCCGATCCTGCATGCCGGCGCGACAACGCCCGACGGTCCGACAGTGGCCGGTTTGGTTATTGCCGCGTTGCGCGACCGCGCCCCCATACACATCGATGTGATCGGCGTTGGCGCCAGCCCTTACGACTTCCTGCAGCAAGCAAACCAACACGTGATCGGGGTCAATGTTGCTGAGTCAGCGACAGGCCTGGACAAATCTGGCCGATTGGGTTTCTTCAACCTGCGTAGCCAGTTGTGGTGGCGCATGCGCGAAGCACTGGATCCAGTAGCCGATACAGGCATCGCCTTGCCACCAGGTCGCGAAATACTCGCAGATTTGTGCGCGCCGACCTGGAAGTTATCGGGCAAAACCATCAAGGTCGAAAGCCGTGAAGAGATTATCAAACGCATTGGGCGAAGCCCCGACTGGGGAAGCGCGTACATCCTGGCCTTGATGGACACGCCACGTATGAAAGACATGCCAGGTACGCATAGCCAACGACGCAGTGGGTACGATCCCTATGCAAACATCAACCCCAACAGGTAATCGCTATGTGTGATCCCGTATCTGCCGCTATCGGCGCGGTTGGCTTGATTGGCTCAATGGCCATGGCGCCCAGCGCGCCCAGCCCACCTCCAGCCAGTCAAATGCCAAAACCGACTGAACCGACGCCCCCGCCTGCACCAAAGCAAGCCGAGCAACAGGCGCAGCGACCCACGACACCACAAGAGATTCGTAAAGCTAACAGTCGAGCGACGCCTACGACCGGGCCTGCAGCGACACCTGCGGATACATGGTTGACAGGGCCAAGCGGGGTCAACCTGAGTGAATCCAACCTTAAGAAAGCATCATTGCTGGGGAATTGATTATGTGCAGTTCAAGCCGACCTAGCGCACCTGTTTACGCGCCTGCACCGACCCCGGCGCCTGCACCGACCCCGGCGCCTGCACCCACGCCGGCCACTGCGCCGCCTCCGCCCCCACCTCCGCCACCTGAACCACCAAAGCAAGCGGCGCGCCAACCGTCTGGGTCCAGCGCTCCCGTTGGCGGATCAGCCACTAACGCGCCTACGGTAGCAACAGGCGGCGCGCAAGGTGTGGCGGCAAGCAGTTTGCTTACGCAACGTAAAACACTATTGGGGTCGTAATGGAAAAGAAGCAGCCAGGACGCGATAAGTATCTACAACGCTGGAACGCGCTGAAAAGCGAGCGCAGCGACTGGCTTGCGCACTGGCAACAGTTGTCGACGTACATCCTGCCCTATAACGGCAGGTTTTTGTCGTCGGACAGGAACAAAGGCAACCGACGTTTTAACCAGATCCTGGACTCGACCGGTACCCGATCAGCCGTTACGTTAGCCGCGGGCATGATGGCCGGCATGACCAGCCCGGCGCGCCCGTGGTTTCGCCTGGCCACACCGGACCCGGCTTTGATGGAATACCACCCGGTTAAGCAGTGGCTGCACGACACCACACGTGTCATGCTCGATACGTTCCAACGGTCGAACACATACAACACACTGCACCACATGTACCAGGAACTGGGTGTGTTCGGTACAGCCACGTCGTTTACCCTGTCGGACTTCGATAAGGTTATTCGCAACTACCCGTTGACTGTCGGGGAATACGCATTGGCGGCGGACTTCCGTGGCGAGATCAACGCCATGTATCGTGAGTTTGATATCACGGTCGGCCAAATGGTCAAAGAGTTTGGTTACGACAAATGCAGCCAGCGCGTACGCAATCTTTTCGACAATCACAGCCTGGATAAATGGTTCACGATCATTCATGTGGTTGAGCAAAACCACGAGCGCGACTTGAGTTTGCGCGACAACTACAACATGCCCTGGCGCTCGGTTTATTTTGAGAAAGGCAACGAGCAGGAAAAATACCTGAGTGAATCGGGCTTCGAGCGCTTCCCTGTGCTGGCCCCGCGCTGGCAAACACTTGGCGGGGATGTGTATGGGGTTAGCCCAGGCATGACCGCGCTAGGCGACATTAAGCAATTGCAGCACGAGCAATTGCGTAAAGCCGAGGGCATTGATTACAAGACACGCCCCCCGTTGCAAGTGCCTACGTCGCTTAAGAATCAAGACGTCGATATGTTGCCAGGCGGCATTACTTACGTTGATTCGGCCAACCCAAGTGGTGCTATTCGATCTTTGTGGGAAGTAAACATCGATCAAAACGCCCTGCTCGAAGACATACGCGATGTGCGCGAAAGGATCCGTTCGTCGTTTTTTGCAGACATGTTTTTGATGCTGGCCAACAACGACCTGGGCCGCATGACGGCAACCGAAGTGGCTGAACGGCACGAAGAAAAACTTTTGATGCTGGGGCCTGTGCTTGAGCGCTTACACAACGAGCTCTTGGACCCGTTGGTTGAAATGACTTTCCACCGCTTGCTGAACGCGGGGATGCTACCCCCGCCCCCGGAAGAGCTGGAGGGTGTCGACCTGCAGATTGAGTTTGTGTCCATGCTGGCGCAAGCCCAACGTGCTATCGGCGTTAACAGTTCCGATCGCTACGTTATGACGCTGGGACAAATCGCGACGCTCAAACCCGACGTACTGGACAAGTTCGACGCAGACAAATGGGCTGATCTATACGCCGACCAGCTGGGTGTGGATCCGTCTGTGATCGTACCAAGCGAACAAGTGGCGCTGATACGACAAGAACGCGCCCAGCAACAGCAAGCCCAGCAAGCTGCAGCCATGGCCAACGAAGCCGCGGCCACTGCGAAAACCATGTCGGAAACTGACACGCAGGGCAGCAACGGCCTTACCGACATGATGAATTTGTTTAGCGGCTACACGATGCCGCAGCAATAACCGGAGTACCACATGGCCCTGATCAACATGCAACTGACGCAGCAAGAGGCAAAAGAACACGACATCGCTACTCCTGTGGGCGAAGGAACGGACGCCCCTCGATACCCCTACGGTTTAACGCTGCATTTAGAAGACGAAGTGCTCGAAAAGCTAGGCATGTCAACTCTGCCCGACGTCGGTAAGAAAATGACCCTGGTTGCGAAAGTCGAAGTTACGACCGTCAACCAGCACCAAAGTCAAGAAGGCAAAGATCAAAGCGTATCGCTGCAAATCACCGACATGGAGCTGAAAGAGGAAGGGCTGGACGCGGCCACTGTGCTGTACGGCAAGACGTAACCCGACCAGGGGTACGCATACCCGCGCGAAGGCTCTGTACATTTTCGGCATGAGCACGACAACAGAACATTCTCCTTACGATTTGTCACGGCCAGAAGCCGTGCGACGTGAGCGCCAACAAAAGGCACTTGCTGAAAAGCAAATCGAAGCTGAAGACCTGGGTCGTCTTATGAGCAGCAGGTGGGGCAGACGCATTGCTTGGCGCCTACTGGACACTGCCGGGGTTTTCCAAATGTCGTTCAACACCAACGCAATGACGATGGCGTTTAACGAAGGCAACAGGAACTTTGGCAACCGTCTGTTAGCTGAAATTATCAAGCACTGCCCTGAACGCTATATCGAAATGCTCAAGGAGCACAGTAAAGATGAACACCGAAACGCTAGCGACAACCGGCCAAACACCAACTGATCCGGCACAGCAGCAAGACGCGACTGCAAACCCGACGACTCCCCAGGCAACTGAGGACACGCCAGCGCAGGCGCAACCGTCCGAAACCCAAGAATCAACGACCGAAGGGCAAACCCCTCCGACGGACACGCCTAAAGAAGGCGACGAACCGAAAGAGCAACCTGCCGAAGGGGTCGAGGATTACCAGGAATTTGCCGCACCTGAAGACGTCAAGCTAGATACCGAACTGCTTGGGGAATTTAAGGAAAAAGCAAAGGAACTGGGCTTGGACCAGGACAAGGCGCAACAAATGGTTGATTTGGGCGTCAAGCTTCAACAAAAGTGGCAAACGGAACATGCCCAGGTGATTGAACAAACCAAGACTGAATGGGTTGAGCAATCCAACCACGACAAGGAGTTCGGCGGCGAAAAGATCGCTGAAAACCTCGCTGTGGCCAAGAAAGCCCTGGACGCATTTGGCACACCCGAGTTGAAGCAATTGCTGAACGATTCGGGCTTAGGAAACCACCCGGAGATTATCCGGGCGTTTTACCGGGCCGGAAAAACCATCAGTGAAGACCGATTTGTCGGTGGCGGCAACGGCCCCAGTGGTCCAGTCGACCCCGCAAAAGTTCTGTTTCCATCAATGAATTAAGGGGCTAAAAATGGCTACTCTCGATACCCAAAACCCAACCTTGGCTGATGTGGCCAAGCGTATGGATCCCGACGGGAAGATCGACAAGATTGTCGAAATCCTGAATGAAACCAATCCGATCCTGGAAGACATGACCTTCATTGAAGGCAACCTGCCGACCGGGCACCGCACTTCAATTCGTACTGGTTTGCCGCAACCTACCTGGCGCAAGCTGTACGGCGGCGTACAACCCACCAAGTCGACCACTGTGCAAGTGACCGACAACACCGGCATGCTCGAAGCCTACGCGGAAGTCGATAAGGCATTGGCGGATTTGAACGGCAACACGGCGTCTTTCCGTTTGTCTGAAGACCGTGCGCACATCGAGGGCATGAACCAGGAAATGGCCGGTACTACCTTTTACGGTAACGAAGGCACAGAACCTGCGGCCTTCACCGGTATTGCCCCCCGCTTTAATTCGCTCACTGCGGAAAACGGCGACAACATCGTAGACGGCGGTTCTGCAAATGGCCAGACCGATAACACTTCGATTTACTTGGTTGTGTGGGGCCCGAATACGGTTCACGGCATTTATCCGAAAGGATCCACCGCCGGCCTGAGTATCGAAGACAAAGGCCAAGTAACCGTGGAAAACGTCGACGGCAATGGCGGGCGTATGGAAGCCTATCGTAGCCACTACCGCTGGGATGCGGGCTTGACCGTTCGCGACTGGCGCTACCTGGTGCGCGTAGCCAACATTGACGTTTCGGAGCTTGACGATTCGACCAACGGTGAAGCGGCACGCAAAGCGCTTATTCGCCACATGATCGAAGCGACCGAGCGAATCCCCCAACTGGGCATGGGCCGTGCAGCGTTTTACTGCAACCGCACCATTCGCACCAAGCTGCGCCTGGGGATCCTGGACAAGATTGCCAGCAACCTGTCCTGGGAAACCGTCGCAGGCAAACGCATTATGGTGTTTGACGACATCCCGGTGCGTGTTTGCGACGCCATTCTCAACACTGAAGACCGCGTGGTCTAAGGAGAACGAAATGATTTTGGATTCCCGACTTGAATTTTCCGTAGCCCAGGCGCTCACTGCCACTGCCGTTTCGACCAATGTGGTGGATCTGTCGTCAGACCGCAACATCGGTCCGGGCCGGTCGATGTGGGTGGTCGTTCAGGTAGACGAAGCCCTGGACGATGCTGAAGGCAACGAAACTTATTCGGTAGCGCTGCAAACCAGCAATACCGAAGGCAGTGGGTACGCAGACATTGCCACCGTGTCGTTGCCCCGCGGTTCGGCTGCGGGCACTCGCTTCGTGATCGGCATGCCCTACGCCAATGATCGCTACTTGCGCCTTAACTACACGCTGGGGGGCACTACCCCTGCCGGTACCGTTTCGGCCTGGCTAACCGATCAGGAACCTGCCAGCTGGCAGGCCTATCCTGACGCCCTGTAAGGAGGCTTTAGATGAAAGTCACAGTTACTAAAAAGGCCTTCTATCGCGGCGTACGGCGCGAGCCTGGTACCCAACTGACGGTACCGGACCAAACCAAGGGCGCATGGTTTGAGGTTGTCCAAGAGCAGAACGAATCCAAAGCCGGCAGCAACGGCGGGCGGAACAAACCTTCTGCGCAAAAGACAACCGACGATAAACAGGCCAACGATCTCGTTTAACCCGCCACCCCCTGTGTCTCCTTTGTGAAGTGGCTTTCGGGGGCTTTATGCCCCCGTTTTTAATTAAGGACCGCCATGGCTTCCGCAGTCGATATCGCAAACTTGGCGCTGTCGCGCATTGGCGACAATGCAACGGTGTCCAGCATTGACCCACCGGAAGGCAGCCCCCAGGCAGCACACTGCGCCCTTTTCTACCCGATGGCGAGGGACACCTTACTGGCCTGGCCAAAAGCAAACTGGAGTTTTGCCAGTCGACGCAAAGAACTAGCGCGTGTCACGATGCCGTGGTCTACCTGGCAGTATGCCTATGCAGTTCCAAACAGCATGCTTTCAGCTATTGCCGTGCTTTCCCCTGACGCACCGGACGACTACACCACGTCTTTCCCTATTCCCTACTCCCCGCAGGAATACCCAGGCGGGGCACGCGGAATTTCACTTGGGTATCAGCCGCAACCTTTCGTTATTGAATCGGACGACAACGGCCAGCAGGTTATTTACACCAACCAGGAAAACGCAACGTTGCGTTTTATCGCGCGCGTAACGGATACAACCAAATACCCGCCGATGTTTGTCGACGCCTTAGTTTGGCTCTTGGCTTCGCATATTGCCGGACCAATTATCAAAGGCGACGCAGGTAAGGCTGCGGCTAACGACGCATACGGCGCGTTCCTGGGCGCGGTAGGCCGGGCCGTGGAAGCGGACACCAAACAGCGCAAAGTGAACATCGTTCAAAACGTACCGTGGGTTAGTAACAGGTAAACACTATGCCAAACGTTCGCACACTAGCGCGGTCATTTGCAGGGGGCGAAATCAGCCCGGAAATGTTTGGGCGTATTGATCTGACGCGCTTCCAAACCGGACTGGCCACCTGCCGAAACTTCATTACCCTGCCCCACGGGCCGGCTGCGAATCGCCCGGGCTTTGAGTTTGTGCGCGAGGTGAAGGACAGCACACGAAAAACCCGACTGATTCCATTTGCGTTCAACACGGAGCAAACGTTTGCTATCGAGTTCGGCCACCTTTATGTGCGCTTTCACACGATGGGGGCCACGCTGGTAGACGGAAGCAGCAACCCTTATGAAGTGGTGACGCCATACACCGAAGATCAGATATTCGACATTCATTACGTTCAATCGGCTGACGTTTTAACGCTGGTACACCCTGAACACGCGCCTCGTGAATTGCGACGCCTGGCGGCGCTGAACTGGCAGCTATCCACAATTACTTTCGTGCCGACCATTTCCGCCCCGACCGGGGTGACAGCAACCGCCGTGGCCGGGACGGGAACTGCGAACAACACGACCGATTACTACGTTGTCACCGCGCTCAAACAAGACGGCCTGGAAGAGTCCGTGGCTTCCAGTGCAGCCAGCGCTAGCAACGACTTAAGCCTGCAGGGCGCGCGCAACGACATCACCTGGAGCGCGGTATCGGGCGCAATCCGATACAACGTTTACAAAGAAGATAATGGCCTGTACGGATACATTGGTCAGGCCTCGGGCACTTCTTTTTCCGACGTGAACATTGTCGCGGACGTAACGCAAACGCCACCGACCATCAGCGACCCTTTCAACAGTGCCGGTAACTATCCCTCCGCCGTTTCTTATTACGAGCAACGCCGGGTGTTCGGCGGCACACTTAACCGCCCCCAAAATTTATGGATGACACGCACGGGTACTGAATCGAGCATGGCGTCATCCATACCCACGCGCGACGATGATTCGCTGGCCTTTCGCATTGCCGCGCGCGAAGCGAACACGATCCGCCACATTGTGCCGCTAACGCAACTGGTCGTGTTAACCAGTTCAGCCGAGTGGCGCGTGTCAGGCGGCAATACTGACGCCATTACGCCTACAAGCGTGTCAGTGCGCCCGCAGTCGTACATTGGCGCGAACAACGTGCAGCCCCTGGTGGTGAGCAACTTGATGCTGTACGCACAGGCGCGCGGTGGCCGTGTACGTGAAATGTCTTACAACTGGCAGGCGCAAGGCTATTTGAGCAACGATATCAGCCTACTGGCGCCACACCTTTTTGATTACCAAACAATCAAGGACATGGCGTTTGTTCGGTCGCCCTACCCTATCGCCTGGTGCGTATCGTCTAGCGGCAAATTGCTTGGTTTGTCTTACGTACCTGAACAGGAGGTAGCCGGGTGGCATCAACACGACACGATCAATGGTGTATTCGAATCCGTGTGTTCCGTGGCCGAAGACAACGAGGACGCACTTTACGCTATCGTTCAGCGGACGGTAAACGGTAGCCAAAAACGCTACGTAGAACGCTTGCACTCCCGACAGTTCGAGGATCCTGAAGACGCATTTTTCGTCGATTCGGGGTTGTCGTATTACGGCACGCCTGTCACCAACCTATCCGGCCTGGACCATTTGGAAGGTGAAGAGGTTAGCGTATTGGCCGACGGCGCCGTGATGCCGCGCAAAGTCGTTACTGGGGGCGCGATTACTTTGGAGCAAGCCTCCAGTGTCGTACATGTGGGGTTGCCCATTACTGCGGATCTGAAAACACTGCCCTGGATGATTGAATCCGACTCGGCTGCCGGGCAAGGCCGACCCAAGAACGTAAATGAAGTATGGCTGCGCGTACACGAATCGTCGGGTATTTTTGCAGGACCTTCGTTTGATTACTTAACGGAAGTTAAACAGCGCACCAACGAGCCGTACGGCAGCCCCCCAGCCCTGAAGTCTGAGGAAATCAGATTACAGATTACCCCATCGTGGACGGATTCTGGTCAGGTGTGTTTAAGGCAAAGCGACCCCCTACCTTTAACACTTGTCTCTATGACCCTGCAGGTGGCCATTGGTGGCTGATATCCAGATTCGACCGGCACAGCCTGAAGACATAGGCTTGCTGCTTGAGAACATCAGGCAGGCCGACCTGGACGAGCTCACTGCCTCGCACGGTGAATACGCCGACCTGGAAGCTATCTTAATCGACGGCCTGGATCGATCAGGCGAACACGCCTGGACAATGTTTATTGACGGCCAGCTGGCGCTGATAGGGGGCGTTGCGCCTGGTGGATCATTAATCGGCGGTTCAGTAGGTATTCCGTGGATGTTGGGAACCAACGTCATTCGTGCGGGTACGCTTACCCGCGCCGCCATGCGCTATTTTGCCCAGGTAAAAGAGATTTACCCGGAATTGTCGAACTACGTAGACGCGCGAAACGTTAAGGCAATCAGGTGGATACGCCGAATGGGTTTCACGGTAGAAGAAAAACCCACCTTGGCCGGGCCAAATCGGATGCCGTTCTACCGCTTTTGGATCAAATGATATGTGCTCACCCGCAGCTGCAACCGTAGGCATGATGGCCGTTGGTGCCGGTACCCAGGCGATGGGTGCGCGTAACCAGGCGAAAGTCGCGCGCGACCAGGCCGAACAGGAAGAAGCCGTACTGAACTACCGTGGCCAGGTCGCGGAGAACAACGCACAAATTGCAGAGTGGCAACGGCAAGACGCAATCCGGCAAGGGCAACGGCAAGAGCAAGATCTGCGCCTGCAATCATCGCAACTGCGCAGCCGCCAGCGTGTCGGCATGGCCACCAATGGCGTGTCCATGGATTCAGATACGGTTATCGACGTCTTAACCAGCACCGACTACCTGACGGAGCGCGACGCACTGACTATCCAAAACAATGCACTTCGCTCGGCTTGGGGCTACGAACTGCAAAGCACCAGCTTCAAAGACGATGCCGCCGCCCAGCGGTACGGCGCTTCTCGCGCAGGTGCTAACGCCGCGTCGATTAGCCCAAGCAGGGCTATGACGTCTTCACTGCTGGGAAGTGCCGCCCAGGTTGCGCCCACGGCTTTTAGCATGTACCGCGCCGGCAGTTTTTCCAGCGGAAGCGGAGGTAGCGGTGCCGGCGGGTCGCTGAATAAAGCAGGCAGTGGTGTCACGCTTAACGGATTACGGTGGAAATAACCATGGCAAAAGTACCTGTTTATAGTCCTCAAGTCCGACAAGCCGGTTTACCTGGTGCGCGGCAGACTTCCAGCGCGCCGCCTGTAGTGCAGGTTGGCGACTTTGCCGCCGCGCAAACCCAGCAAATGGGACAAAACATTACCCGTGCGGCAACGCAACTGGGCCGTATCGAGTTGGAAATGCAGGCTGAAGCCAATCAGCTTCGGGTCGATGACGCTATTAACAAGGCCAAAGAAGCAGCCCTGCGGTACACCTATGATCCCGAACGAGGGTACCTGAACATCAAGGGCGAATCTGCGCTTAACCGGCAAAGCGGCAAGCCATTGTCCGAAGAGTACAACGAGCAACTGGACAACGAGCTGGCCAGCATTGCCGACAACCTGGGCAACGATGCGCAACGCAATGCGTTCAACCAGGCAAGAAACGAACTGTTGAGTCGGTTTCACGGGCAAGTGCTTCAGCACGAATCCCAGGAATATCGGAACTACCGGGCCAGTGTGCGCGAAGGCACGATTGCCAACCGCACCAATGAAATTGCGCTGGCGTACAACAACCCGCAGGTTATTAACGAAAACCTTGCGTCGATTAAAGCCGCCGTATGGGATTTAGGCCAGCTAAACGGTTGGTCGGCTGAAAAGATCGAAGCCCAGCAACGCGACGCCACCAGCGCAGCCCACCGTACAGCTTTGGCTGCAGCGCTAACAAACAACGATACTGCGTACGCCGACGCCTATTTAAGGCGGTACTCGCAGGACATGAGCGCCGAAGACATTTTGCGCGTACAAGGCCTGATCACCAAAGACCTAAATGCCAAGGCCGGTGTTGCTGCCGCTAACAATGCCATACAGCAAGTGCTGCCCCAATTCATGCCAACGGACATGGATCGCCTGGCTAACTTGGAGTTGGGGGATATTACCGAGCAACCCTGGTTTAAGTCCCTGGACGCCAGCAAAGTAAGTGCCGAAAGTGGCGGACGTCGGTACAAGGCCGACGGTACCCTACTGGAAGGCCCGAACATCCCGGGCCAAGGTACGGCAAAGGGTGAGCACCAGGTCATGGACGAGACAAATAGCGACCCCGGTTATGGCGTGCGCCCTGCGCAAGACAACAGCCCGGGGGAACGCGCCCGAGTGGGGCGTGAATACCTGGCCGCAATGATTAAGGAATACAAAGGCAGTCTGCCCCACGCGCTGGCCGCGTACAACGCAGGACCGGGCAACGTGGATAAGGCTGTACGCGAAGCAGAAAAAGCCGGTGACGAAGCCAACTGGATGAACTATCTGCCCAAACCGCAAGAAACCATACCGTACGTTAATAAGGTGCTGGGCGATTTTGCTGCGGGTAAAGGCAGGCCACCGAAACCCACACTGGCACAAGTGCAAGCGAACGTTCGCGCGATGGTAGGAAACAGCAACCCGGAGCGTTTGGCTATTGCGCTGGAAGCAGCCGAATCGCAGTACAAAGTGGTCGAAGCCGATATCAAGGCGCGCGAGGAACACCTTGTGGCCCAGGCGATGCGTGAATTGCAGACCAATGGCGGGAAATTTGCCAACCTGCCCTTGCAGCTGCGCGCCAGTATTCCGCCTGGGGAAGTCGGCAAGCTCATGGACTACGCCAAGAAGATTAACTCCGTTACCACTAACCCGGCCGTGTATCAGCAATTGTCGGATCCCAATGCGCTTAACAGCCTGACTGAAGACCAGTTCTACGCGTTGCGCACGGAATTGTCTGAGCCCGACTGGCAAATGTTCGCGAAACAACGCGCCAGTAACACGGCAGATAGCGAGAAGCTGAATACATCGGCGATTGACCGGGCACTGAAAACGCGCCTGGCCGAAGCCGGTCGGGATCCATCCCCCGACTTTGACGATGATGAAGGACGCCAGCTTGGGGTTATTCGCTCGATCATAGACAAGTCGATCCTTGGCCAGCAGCAGGTACTGGGTAAGCAAATGACCGACGATGAAGTGGAAAAACACATCGACAAACTGTTTTCCACGTCAGTCGAATTGAAAAACTCTTGGTACCAGTTCGGTGAAAGCCGACAAGTACGTCTTTTCGACATGGAAGCAAGCGACGTGCCTGATGATGCCGCACGAGCGATTAAGGCGTCGTTTACCGCACGCGGTATCGCTGAACCAAGTGAGTACGAAATTCTGAAAGTTTATATCGCTGGGCAACTAGCAAGCGGGGCTAACTAATGCAACCAGACTATGACAGCATTGTGGGCAACATGCTTGGCATGGACCAGGCGCGCGGCGTAAAAACCGCACTGTCAGAAGCGTATGGTACTAACCCTAATATCGAAGCGGAATTGCAGCGCGTCTCAAAAACGACAGGCGTACCTTTGTCGACTGCGCGCAACATGCCTAATGAAGCAAAACGCAACGCCTACGTCAATGGTATTAACGCCTTTGAGTTGGCTAAAAACTATCCGATTTTTGCGCGTTTTATCACGAACGAGAATAACGCTCGAGTAGCGCACGATGATGTCGACAACCTGACTGCACTTGAAAAAGCTGTGCGCGAACTGCCAGACGAATTTGGCTCAATGACCGGCCCAACGCCTACGTTTGGCAGTTACTTGTCTGGCCTGGGGCAGTCTTTCACCTCTGCAGCGGAAATGGCCAGGCAAGGCACTCGTCAGCAGTTTGCTGACGCGCTGGGGTTCGAAGGCATGTCTGACGATGCGCAGCGCAGGTTCGCGGCCGCGCAAATGCAAAACCAAATGGCTACGCCGGAATTTGAATCAAGCACGGCGCAAGGTATCTACGGCGGTGCGTCCAGCGTTATGCAAATGATCCCGGCGGTTACGGCAGGTATATTGACCCGCAACCCCTACATAACGCTGGGGGTGTTAGGCGCGCAAACCCAAACACAAAGCTACCCACGCTACCGTCTGCGCGGCGCGGAACCCGAAATGGCGCTGTTAGGCGCGACGGGTGAAGGCGCAGTAGAAGTGGCCACCGAAATGCTCCCGATGGGCTTTCTGGTCAACCGCTTTGGCAAAATGGGGGCTGGCGATTTCATAAAGGGTTTTCTTGGGCGCGAGTTGCCTACGGAACAAGCCGCCACGCTTGCGCAAGACGCTATCGACACGGCCATTGCCAACCCCGATAAAACATGGGGGGAATACGTTGCCGAAAGGCCAGAAGCGGCGTACCAAACTGCGTTGGGCTCGTTAGTGGCCAGTGGTGTATTTGGTGGCATGAACGCCGTTGCCGCCCGTGCAGTACGCCAGGAACAAAACGCACAAAACGCAGAACGAAGCGCACAGTTTTTAGAGCGCGTCACGCAGACCGCGCAGGCTTCAGCGCTGGCCAAGCGCGACCCAGACAAGTTTGAGCAATACGTCGAACTGGCCAGTGAGACCGGCCCGGTGCAAAGCGTATACCTGGACGCCAATACGCTCATGCAATCGGGCCTGGCCGAACAACTGGCCCAGGTATCGCCTTCCGTCGCTGAACAACTTACGACAGCTGCAGCCACAAACGGCGCGGTGCAGATTCCCATTTCGGAATATGCGGCACGTATTGCCCCGACGGAATACGCCCAGGAACTACTGGATCACTTGAAAACGGATCCTGACGGATTTAGCCGCAATGAAGCTCGCGAGTACATGCAGAACCAGGCGCAAGAGTTGCAAGCGGAAGTTGAAGAGCGTATCGCGCAGCAAGACAACGCCAGTGAGTTTCGGGAAAGCCAGCAACGGGTAAAAGACCTGGTGCTGAACGAACTAAACCAAATCGGTCGGTTTACCGAAAGCAAGAACGAACTGGACGCGACCCTCATTGCCGCACGTACTGCGGTTCGCGCTGCCCAACTTGGCACAACACCCGAAGCACTATTCGAGCGCCAGCGCTTGCAGTTTGCTGCCGAGCGGATTGACGGGCAGGGGTTTGATCAATCCGGCAACCTGCAGACCGACACGCCAGCGTTCCAGGACTGGTTCGGCGATAGCAAGGTGGTGGACGATACCGGGGCGCCGCTGGTGGTGTACCACGGCACGGCAGCCAATGTGGAAGCGTTTGATCCTTCGCGCGCGGGGGAGTTCGGGGAAAGTTTTGGCCCCGCCGTGTTCTTCACGCAAGATCCGGGAGTTGCCGCTGGCTATGCTGCGCGATGGTCAAGAAGTGACGAGTTTATGGCGGCCCGAAAGGCAGAGGACGAAGCGCTGAATCGGTTTAGGCAGGCAGTGCTGGATCACGGCTCGCAGTCACAAGTGGTTGACGAAGCACAGGCGGAAGCAGAACGTCTTGGAGCAGAGCGGCAGGCTATTACCGATCGCATCGACAACATGGAAATACCCACTGAGGGGGCGAACATTGTTCCCGCCTACTTGTCGATGCAAGATCCGCTGATTGTCGATGCTCAAGGCCAGAACTTTCGTACGGTTACGTCGGAGGCTATTCAAAGAGCACGGGAGGAAGGCAAGGACGGAGTGATCATACGCAACGTCGTGGACTCCGCAAGCGCCGCTACTAGCCGACCAAGCGATGTTTATGTTGCCCTCGAACCCACACAAATTAAATCAGCAACCGGAAACCGTGGCACCTTCGACGCGAACGATCCGAACATCCTGCACCAAAGCCAGGACGAGCCGCGCGACCTGTTTGTCGCGCACAACTTAACCGCGGCCAACATTCTGGCGGCCAACGAATTGGGCGGCCTGGCCGCGCCTTCCATAGCTATTGGCCGTACGGCCAGCGGGTTCGACCAATTCGGGGAAGTCACGCTTCTTGCCAACCCTGCCCTATTGAACGACCGAAGCATCCGCACGTTCGATGCCGATGTGTATTCCCCTCGGCAGCCGCGCGCGCATTACAACCTGGACCTTAAAGCGTTCAACGAATTTTTAAGTACGCTCGACCCCGACAACCTGGGTTTGAGCAAACCTGACGATCAGAGCGCTTCGGGCACTGATGGCGCGAACGCGTTGCTACATTCCGACGCCGTTCGCTTAAAGTTCCTGCAGGAACAGGGCAAAGCGCCAAAACTTAAAAACGTAAAGACGGATCCGTTAATAAGCAAGGCGGCTAAATTACCTGGCAATCGCTACGAACTGCGCGACAGCCCGGAACTAGCCAAAATCGCGACTGCCTATTACGAAAAAATGTCCAAGCGCATTGCGGAAACTTCACAGGTGGTCGCGGAACGACGCAACGCGATGTGGTTCGAACCGGACGGTTCGCTCAAGCCCGACACGATTAGGGCTTTTGCCGATGATGTTTCACGGTTCAAAGAAAGCGGCGGTAAAGACATCGGCCAATACCGCAACGACATTCGCAAAGCGTTCCAGAACAAAAACCTGGAACGACGATACGAGCAGTGGGTAACAGATACCTTCAACCAAATGGTTGAAGGTAAGCGCATTTTCAAAGGGTTCACCCAAGCGGGCAACCGTCGGTACGTTCCTTATACGATGGATAACGTCGTAAAAGAAATGACTCGCGACCTGCGCGGTGCCGAAGGCCATTTTTATGGCGCTGGTTCCGTGCGTTCGGCTTACGCCCAGGAGTTAAAAACGCTCGAACAAATCAAGGCACGGCGCGACCAGATTGTTTCTCAAGAAGCGTTTGAAAGTATCCGCAAAGAAGCGAACGAGGTGCTATTAGACGCCCTGGAAAAACTTAAGCCCTTCTATAAATATGATGCTGATAGCTGGAACTACGCTGAAGACGCTGGCGCGGCTATTGCTGAAGGCCCTCGCGGATTGCGCCAGGCGTTCAACGTCACACCTGAAGTGGAACAAATCGTCGGCGATCTTGTGAAGTACCTGCGCAACCTGCCAACGGAATACTTCGAAGCCAAAGCCCAACGCCCGGTTCAGTTCAGTGAGTTTGATACCGCCGTGGTACCCAAGGGCATGCGCAAAGACGCCCTGCAGGCCTTGCGCGATGCCAGGTTAAAAATCAAAACTTACGATCCAAAAGTTGAAGGTGATCGCAATCGCGTTATCGGCCAGCAGGAACGCTTGCTGTTCCAAAATCAACGCTCACCCCGCGGCGCGTTCAACCCCGACACCAACACCATATCGCTACTTAAAAACGCCGATTTGTCTACCTTCCTGCACGAAGCCGGGCATTACTTCTTTGAATCAGATATTGCGCTGGCCGGTGAGCTCGTGCGCGAAGGCCGGTACTTTGGCAATGCAGCCTTAAGCGAAGGTGAGCAGCAAATCATTGACGATGTTTCCACCCTGCTACGTTGGCATGGCCTTACCGGCCCCATTGAAGAACAACTGGCCACCTGGGCAAACCTGGGCTTTGAAGAAAAACGCGCATACCACGAGCGCACGGCAGAATCGTTTGAGCGGTACCTGTTTGAAGGACAAGCGCCCAGCATCGAACTGCAACCCTACTTTCAAACTTTCCGCGCCTGGTTGCTCAACGTATACCGCAGCCTTAAAGACTTTCTGACGCGCAACCCCGAAGCCGGCCAGCTAAACGACGACGTACGTGCGATATTTGATCGCATGCTGGCCACCAACGAGCAAATTGAACTGGCCCAACAAGCCCGGTCGATGATGCCGCTTTTCCGCACGGAAGCCGACGCAGAAAACATCGGCATGACGCCGGACGAATTTGCCGCGTACCAGCGGCAGGATCCGCAAGCCGCTAACGATGCCGCCCAGGATCTGCAGGCGCGCGGCCTTCGAGATTTGCAGTGGACACGTAACGCACGCAACAAAGAGATCAAGAAGCTGCAGCGCCAGTCTGCGGACCTGCGTCGTGAAGCGCGCATTGAAGTGCGCCGGGAAGTGATGAACCAACCGGTCTATCGCGCCTGGCAATTCCTGACGGGCAAGCTGACACAAGAAGATCAGATTACCCCTGCGGAACGCCCACGTTCAGACCCTAACGTTTTGGATCCGACCATGGATTCGCTTTTCGTGGCTATTGCCAAGTTAGGCGGGATCCGTAAAGAAGACGTGGTACGCGAATGGGGCATCGAGCAAAGCGAACGGCCAGAATCAGGCGTCTTTGGTAAGCCCGTTCTGCGCGTGACCGACGGCCTTAGCCTGGACGATATGCGCCAGGCGCTTATTGAAAACGGATACCTGAGTCAAGAGATAGACAATCCAAATTGGGATCCTCGCGAACTGGAAGAGAAGTTTGACGCAGAACTGCGCGGGGATCGGCAGTACTCCAACCAGGTGAGCGAAGCTGCGCTCATGGACGACCCGGTTGCAGGTGAAGGCATCGACATTAGCCAGCTGGGTGCGGGTCGCTTGGAGTTGGCCAGCCTGCGCGAAATGGGGTTAACCGAAGACGAAATAAACGTGCTGAAGGCCCGTAAAATGACAGCCAAAGTCGGGCTTCACCCCGACCTGGTTGCGGATTTGCCGGGTATTCAAATGGGGTCCGGTGACACACTGGTAAAGGCCTTGCTGGATGCCGACCCTCCCAGTGTCGTTATCGAGGGCTTAACGGATGCCCGTATGCTGCAAGAGCATGGCGAACTAGCCACACCTGAAGCCATTGAGCGCGAAGCCGACAAGGCCATTCACAATGAAGCCCGCGCCCGTATGGTAGCCACCGAAGCCAACGCTTTGGCCAAGGCTACGGGACAACGTCGGATCCTCGCGGCAGCGGCCAAGCAGTTTGCGCAAGCGATGGTTGCACGGGTCAAAGTGCGAAACCTGCGCCCGTCTCAATACGCGAACGCAGCGGCACGCGCCGGTAAAGCTGCGGAAAAAGCGAGCCGCAGTGGGGATATTAATCAGGCGGCAGCCGAAAAGCGTACGCAGTTAGTGAACACCTACGCAACGCAAGCTGCTTACGATGCCCGTACCGAAGTGGATTCGACCATTCGCTACCTGCGCAAGTTTGATAGAGAAGGTACCCGCAAAGGGCTAGACGTTGAATACCTTGACCAAATCGACTCATTGCTAGCGCGTTTTGACTTGCGCGGTGGTCAAACACTGCGCGCAATTGACAAGCGCACTAGCCTGGCCAACTGGTTGGCTGCGCAAGAGCAAGAGGGTTTTGAGCCTGACGTGCCGGACTACCTGGCCAACGAAGCCAACCGCACCCACTTTAAAAACCTGACTATCGAGCAATTGCGTGGCTTGGCCGACACCGTACGACAAATCGAACACTTGGGCAGGTTGAAAAAACAATTGCTTACGGCCAAAGACAAACGCGAACTAGACGCCATTGTCAGCCAGATAAAAGAAAGTATTGAAACAAACGCCGGGGGGCGTGTTGTTAACAACGAGCGGCGCAATACGTTGCAATCTCAAGCGGGGTACGTATGGCGCGGGGCCATGGCGGCCCACCGTAAAGCGGCCAGCGTCGTGCGCGAAATGGACGGCTTTGAAGATGGCGGGCCGTTGTGGGAATACTTTACGCGATCAATGAACGCAGCTGGCGACCGGGAAGCGGCCATGCGTTCGGATGCCGCAACACGCCTACACGAACTGGCCAAGCCTGTGATGACAGGCGAACCCATGGGCGGGCGCGGTCGGTACTTCCCGACTGTTGACCGGCATTTAAACCGAGGCGAGCGCATAGCCATTGCGCTTAACTGGGGCAATGAGTCAAACCGCCAACGTCTTACAGGCGGACATGGCTGGACAGCTGCGCAGCTGCAACCAGTGCTGCAAAGTTTAACGACGCAAGAATGGCAATTCGTGCAGGGCGTGTGGGACTTTTTCGAATCCTACCGGCCACAAATTGCAGCGAAAGAGCGACGGGTATACGGCAAGGAACCCGACTGGATCGACCCTTCCCCCTTTACGCTCCAAACAGCCGACGGCCAAACGGTGACTATTGACGGTGGTTACTACCCGATCAAATACGATCCGGCGCAATCGGGCAAGGCCGGTGAGTTTGCGGAAGCCGAGGAAGCCAAAGCAATGATGCGTGCAGCCTACACAGCGTCAACTACACGGCGCAGCTTTACAAAGTCCCGCGCCGAGGAAGTAACCGGGCGGCCGCTCGTGTTGACCTTTGACGGTATCTGGCAGGGCGCAAACGAAGTGATCCACGACCTGGCCTGGCATGAATGGCTGATCGACGCCAACCGGTTACTGAAACGCTTGGACGATCCTATCCGCACACATTACGGCGCCGAGTACGTCGACGTACTGCGCAAAGCGGTAAAAGATTCGGCGCGTGGCGATATTCCTGCGGCCAATATGGTTGAGAAAGCCCTGCACCACGCACGGGTCGGGGTGACTGTTGTCGGCATGGGCTGGAATTTAACTACCGCAATGTTGCAGCCGCTTGGCCTGACAAACTCCATTGTGCGCGTGGGTGCTAAATGGATCGCGCGCGGGGCCAGTCAGTTTTATGGGTCTCCGTTGCAAATGGCCGAGAAAGCGCGGGAAGTACGCGCCATGAGCTCAATGATGGACAACCGCGCCATGACCATGAACCGGGAGATCAACGACGTACGCAACCGTCTGGAAGCCCGTAGCGATTGGCGTCAGAAAATGGAAGCCACGTACTTTGTGCTTATTCAGAAACTGCAAGCCAGTGTCGACTATCCAACCTGGTTGGGGGCGTACGAAAAAGCGATGGCGGATCCGGCCAACCTTTACCCTGACGGCACAATTAACGAAGCGCGGGCTATTTCGCTAGCGGATCAGGCAGTGCTCGATTCCCAAGGGGGCGGGCAAATAAAAGACCTGGCCCAGATACAACGTGGCGGGCCGTTGCCCAAACTGTTTACGAACTTCTACAGTTACTTCAACGTTCTGATGAACCTGACAACGGAGCAGACCCGAAAGCGCGTTCGAAAAGGTCAATATTTGGCATTGGCCGGCGACTACATGCTTTTAATGGTTGTACCTGCGGTACTTAGCGCGATGTTGCGCGACGCCCTGAAAGGCGAAGACGACGAAGATGAATATATAAAAGGCATCGCCAGCGAGTTCGTTGGGTATCCGTTTGGCATGTTTGTGGGTTTGCGCGAAATAGCAGGGGGCGCGCAAGCCATGGTTGGGGTCGGTGGACCATTCAACTACAGCGGCCCTGCCGGGGTGCGTCTTTTTGGCGAAATCGACAAGCTAGGTAAGCAACTTGGCCAGGGCGAATTAGACGCTGCGCTTTTTAAATCGGCCAACAACGTGGCGGGGATCCTGTTCCACTACCCTGCGGGCCAAGTGAACCGCCTGGTGGAGGGCGTTGTGGCCTTAGTCGAAGGCAGAACACGCAACCCACTGGCCCCCCTTGCCGGGGTCCCTTACGACCGTTGAGTTTAGGGGTACGCTTACCCCTGAATACACATTGGACAATGCATTAGGTTCATTCTAAAGCGTTGCGCCATGACTATCAGCTCCACAACTCGCCGCGCCGGGCCGTTCCTCGGAAACGACGCAACGACAACTTTCTCGTTCGAGTTCAAGGTTTTCACCAAGAACGATGTTTTGGTGACGCTAACCGCCGCGGACGGGGTGGACTCAACGCTTACCGTCGACTCCGACTACAGCGTTACGCTTAACGCCGATCAGGATAACGACCCGGGCGGGGAAATCACCTACCCAATATCCGGTAGCCCTTTGGCAACCGGGGAAAAACTCACGTTATCCGGCTCCCTGCCGAACACTCAAACCGCAGATATCACCAACGCCGGCGGGTTCTACCCGGAAGTTCTCGAAGCCGCCCTGGATCGTACCGTTATCCAAGTCCAGCAGTTAGCCGAAGAAAACGACCGCGCCGTTAAAGCGCCCGTTTCCGAAGAGGCGGGTAATCTGACGATGCCGGGCGTTAGCCGCCGGGCCGGCCGGGTTCTGGCGTTTGAAGAAGGAACTGGCGACCCGATGGGCGGCCCACTCATTGAGTCCGTCGGTACGGTTGCCGGCGCCGTCGCAAACATCGATACGGTTGCCGGTAGCATCGATGACGTTAATACGGTGGCCGACGCAATCAGCAACGTTAATACGGTCGCTGCGGGTATCGACAATGTTAATACGGTTGCCTCTATCAGTAGCGAAGTAGAAACCGTCGCCGGGATCAGTGCCGATGTAACTACGGTTGCGGAAAACGTCACAGATGTAACGAACTTTGCTTCTGTGTACTTAGGGCCGGCCACCTCGGATCCCTTAACCCGCACCGATGGCTCGGCCCTGCAACAAGGCGATTTGTACTTCAACACTATTTCGGGGGCTATGCAGGTCTACGGCACTGGGTGGTCAGACGTGGCGAAAGGTGTTAGCACACCATTCAATATTTTTGACGGTGACGGAACACAAGACGAATTCGTGCTTTCGGGGGTGCCGGGTTCGCTCGGGTCGGTGGAAGTTTATTTGTCGGGCGCGCGCCTGACGCCCGGAAACGATTACACGGTTAACACCGACACGGTGACCTTTAGCTCCGCGCCTCCTTCCGGGACAGACAATATCCTTGTTCGGTGGCTTTCAACGCAAGAGATTAACGTTCCATCTGATGGGTCTGTGACTTTGGAAAAAATGGCCGTTGAGTCCTTAGATAGCGCCAATCACGCCTACAACAACTCCGAAACAGGGTTGCCAGATAATGTCCAAGATGCGATTGATGCAATAGCATTAAAAACTGGTCAGTTAATCAACATTCAATACTTCACATCTTCCGGCTCATACACGCCAACTGCTGGAACAAAGAAGGTATTAGTAGAAGTTGTTGGAGGAGGCGGCGGAGGTGGCGCTGGCAATATTGACAATAGCTTTGGTGGCGGGGGTGCGGGTGGCGGTTACTCCAGAAAAATGATTGATGTGTCCACGTTAACCGTTCCAGAAACAATTACCATCGGTGCTGGGGGTGGTGCTGGAATTTCGGGAGGTGGTAGCCCTGGAGGCACAACTTCTTTTGGGGGGCATGTGTCTGCTAACGGTGGCGCTGCTGGCGCAAGTGCGTCTGGTGCAGGTTATGCAGCCGGTGGTAGTGGAGTGGGTGGTGACATGAATATTACAGGAGGCACTGGAGATTGGGCTGGTTCTGTTGCTACGCATACTAGTGGCCGGGGTGGTTGTGCCGCTTTCTATTGCAACGTCAGCCCAGGTTCTGTCATTGGTTCGGGGGGTGTAGCTGGAAATGGTTACGGGGCCGGTGGCGGTGGCGGTGGCCGTTCAACAGGAACAACCCGCGCCGGTGCCGATGGAACTGCTGGCCTATGTGTTGTTTGGGAGTACGCATAATGAAATACGCAATCATAGAAAAAAATCAAGTAGAAAACATTATCGTCCTTCCCGACGACTTTGATGGCTCAGAATTTGCAGGTAAACCAGTCGTTCCGGCTTACGAT